GCTCTTGTGCCTGTGAATTGAGCAAAGTCAAAAACTGCGCCGTAAGTAGCACCTGCATTTGTGCTTGGCCCCATGTCCACAACACCATATACGGCAGTGTTAAGACCCGTGATGGTAGATGTTGCTGTACCAAGCGAAGTTTGTGCATAACAACCGAAAATATTGCCGCCAGAGACGGCAGCCGTGCGGGAGTTAGCCGCGCCAACCAATGCAGATACTGTGCCTGTCCACGTTGCCGCAGGGCGTACAGTGAAATCGGTGAGGTTGTAACTGCCTGATGTGTAATCCGCAGCGGTTAGGGTGTCGTCTGAATTAAAGCCAGCATTAGACGTAACTGGACCAGAGAATGTGGTTTGAGCCATTAGGAATTCCTCACTTTGCGAGTTATGCGCATCTGTCTGCAAAGTCGTCAGCCGGGGCTGTCAGATACGCGGGTGTTCCCGGTTATGCATTTATATCAGGTTAATGTAATAGGGGCAATAATTGGGGAAAACCATACCATAAAAAAGGGAGCCGAAGCTCCCTTTAATTACTGCCTATAGATTAATGTCTTACGGAGTACCGGGCGAACCGAAAATGCCACGGAAATCGCTGTACCCGAAAGAATATCGCTCTCTCGCTTTGTATCTAACGTTGCCGGTATCGAAGTCACCTTCAAAACCAGTCTTGATAGATATACGGTTGAACATCTTCATGCCATTCGGACTATCTGTCAGAATGAAGAAGGCATCTGGGTCAGTCAGGTAGTGGTTTACAGTATAACCCTGTGGAACCATGCCCATGTTTTTGATCGCGTTGATGTCGTTATCTGCCGTACCAACCCGCAGAGTGGACTTCAGGATGCGATCAGCAGTGAACTGAAGTTCTTTTGGAACCACCAGCTTCAGACCTTGTACTGCTATCTTCAATCCACGCTCATCGGTGAACGCAGCAATGTCGATCAATGCCTGTTCCAGTGAAGTTTCAGAAAGATCCGCAGGGGTTGCCAGCTCATTCGCGACGTTACCCGACAAAGTAGGGTGATCCGTTGCGCAAAGCGCTACGCCATCGCCGCCAAGGGAGGTTGTAAATGCGCCATTAAGAATGGCAGCAGCTTTTACCTGTTTGGTGGTAGCCATAGAACGAGCCAGAGCCTTGGTATAACGGCCAGCCAGCTTGTCATAAAGGTTATCTTCGATAGCTTCTTCGGTCAAACTGAAGGCCAGTGCGATAGTCTCATGGGTGTAGCGAGAAGTATAAACTTCCTGCGCACTATCATAAGACACGCCAGCGCCTTCATATTTAACTGGAGCTTCGCCAAATCCTGACAACATAACTTCTTCTTCAAAAGCACGGTCAGAAGACTCAATGTCATAGATCTCGGCATGCTCATTTTGGTAGTTCTTATATTCCAAACCGAACAAGGCATTAAGGCCGGGTTCGAGTTCTTTTACTAGTTGTGCGCGTGAAATTGCCATGGTTAGGCTCCTCTAAGGGTTAGATTAGGTACTTGCAACACCGGGGCTGCCATAGCGATGCTCATTGATCTTAACAACTACTTGGGCATTAGCACCCAGCGCGTTGTTTGGCAGGTCATACAGACCCACGATTTTAAGATTAAGAGCTGCTGTGGTTGCTTGGGTAGCGAAGTTAAGGGTCATGTTAGAGACACCCGTAACAGTACTGCCCGTAGTAGAACCCGTAACGTCTGCGTTATTGCCTATCGCCGCTTGAGTCATGGTGCCGTTTACTTGGATGGTAAACAACTGGCTAGGGTCATCAATCACAGAGGCTTGAATAGAACCTGTTGTGATGTTGATGCTGCCCGGATAGTAGTTTTTCCAAGTAGGTTTCTGAGTGGTTGGGTCGTTATAGAAGCAACCGTTAAACACGCCAACTGCAGAGACATGTGAACCGGGTGCAAATTTAACAAGAAAGCCAGCTACAACCGTTACCAAGTCACCTTGGAAAATTGCGCCAGCTTGGTTGTCATCAATGGTGTAACCGTACTGCTTCTGTGCGCCAGTGGCGGACAGGTTTCCTAGTGCCCGAAGGCCATAGGGGTTGTTTACGTTAGCCATGCTATGTGTCCTTTAAGTGAATTATTTGGAGGGGTCTTGTCCACCAATGCTTACACGCGACTGCCGTTCTGGCTTGTTAATCTTCATTGACGAGTGTGCGTTCGTCTTCAACAAGTCATTATCGACTGCCCTTATTTGGTCGTGAGTGCGATCTTTGTAATACTGCCGACGCTCCTCTGCCGTTTCTTCAGGGATTCTTGCCAGCAAAAGGTCGCCAACGCCGATGACGCCAACGTTTCTACCTTCTTCAGGACTTTGCCCAAGGAAGTCTGGGTGTGCATCTGCTCGCACCAGCTCATACCCCTCACGGAGTTTTGCTGACACGTTCATGCGATCATCCATTCCACCGGCCTCAGCCCGTAGCCAACGATTTTTAAATCCAGCCGGAGCAGGAGGTGCATCTAAACGTGAAGGGGGTGCCCATGCTTTGCGCCGCGCAGTGACTTCACGGGTTTCTGCCGTGCGAGGACTACGATTAAGTTTTGGAATTTCTGGTGCGTCAGCCATGTCATTAATCCTTTACGTATTTAGCGTATTCTTCAAGAGGAACATTCAGTCTTTTTGCGATTGCAACTTGGCTTGCGCTCAGTTTAACCGTTCTGCGTGCAGAATTATTTACTCCCGACGAGCGGGTTGCAGGGGCGACCGTCTGCACGAGACGAGCGTTTCTGTTGTCTTGTAGCGTGTTGTGCGGCCTAGTTTCCTTTGGGAAAATATTGCGCATTCTACGGTCAATTTCATCATAGTACTCTTCTGACTGAGGGTCAAAGCCTTCTTTTTGGATTAAATCAAGGTGTATACCCTTGACGGCCCCTGTCATTACAGTATTTGTGCCAAACCACGGGTTACGTTCTGCCCAATCCTCAGCCTGTTGATCTATCGGGGGCTTGGGTGCAACGTACTTCTGTTGCTGTGTTGGTTGCTGGTATGCGGGTTGCTGCCGAGACAGAATCTGTTGACGATATTCCGTTGCATCGCTTACGCGCTGCTGATCCATCATCATGGAGGTAAGACGCTGCTGCGCCTCCGTCTCGGTGTCAATGTCGTACTCTTCTCGCGCCTTCTTGATAATTTGCTTGAGCGCAACCATCTGCGTATCGATACGGCCTTTGGCCTCAATCAGCCGGTCCGCATCTGTACGCTGAAATCGCTGCTCTAGCTCATCGGCGCGTTGCTGTACGTTACGTGCGTACTCAATGGCCGCTTCTTCTCTGCGTTGGGTCTCACGCAGACGGCCCGTCAGTTTATCGATGCGCTTTTGTACCTTGTCGCCGTACTGGTCAAGGTCATCTTTTTTGGCAGATGGTGTTTCCACCAAAGGTGCTTGTTCTTTATCCGTTACAACGGCGTTCTCGCCATCGCCGTCCATCTCAACCGTTGCTGGGGTTTCATCTTCCCCAACCTTAAACTCCAATTCTTCGCCACTCATAGTTTTCCCCTTTACATGTGCAGAACGTCTTTAGGGTCGTTAATTATCCCCAAGACTTCGTCATCGTTTAACATCCGGATTTCGCCCCCATCGATCTGAATACGGGAACCTGCGTACCTACCAAAGATGATCCAGTCACCTACGCGGCACCAAGGCCCTTCCGGGAACTTGGACTTGTCAGAGTAAGCTAGATCTCCCACACGCAGCACATAGCCGCAGTTGGTCGCCAACTGTGTGCGCTTTTGGGTTTCTTCGGAAAGCAGGATGCCACCTTTCGAGGTTTTCGATCCTCGGTAGGGGAGAATGGCGATGCGCCAGCCAGTAGGGCAAGGAACTCTATCAAGAACGTCCGCGTGGACATTATTAATGTCTACGTTTCCGTCTTCGTCGTAAGCATCATCAAGCGTAGGTGAGGTATTTGCTATTTTATTCCTGCGCTTTTCTTCAAGTGCGGTCAACTTAGGTAGTTCCATTACACGTCCTCTGGGGGTTAAAAATCGTCTGTAGACCCCTTATTCAGCTCACGCTGTATAAGTTCTTCTACTAATTTTATGCCTTCCAGTCGACCCATCATAAAGCGATATCGCTCCATGTCAGCAATAGTGCCATTGAGCACAATC